AGCAAAACTGGCTCAGGAATACGGTGGCGAGAATCTGGATCAGATCCTGCTCGGTGCAGGACTGGGTGGATTGGCTGCTGGAACCGGTCTCGAAAAGGCACTGGCAAGTCGCATCCTCAAGAACGTCGCGACCAGTAATGCGGCTTCGAAAGGCACATTGACGAAGGCACTCTTTGCAGGTGCGAAGGAAGCGGCCCCTGAATTCATTCAAGCCGCACAAGAACAAGCGGCTGGGAACATTGCCCTTCAGAGAGAAGGCTTCGAAGACATCCCGACCATGCGCGGCGTGGCTTCGGCTGCGGCACTGGAAGGCGCGGTGGGCTTTGGCCTTGGAGCAGGTATTGAGATTGCCTCTCCTACCCAACAGGCAGAGTACAACCTTGCCCGTGCAAATATTACCAACGAGGTTGATCGCCAACGCGAGGCGGAACTTCGTCAGGAAGAAGAGCGTCGAGCCGCAGAGTTCCGTGCAGCCCTTGAGGCTGAGAATCAGCGCCGTCTTCAGGGCGAGGCAGATCAGGCTAACCTTGACGCGCAGGCGGCTGAGGCTCGCACTCAAGCGGACACTATCGCCCCTCCAGATGTCTCGGAATTCTTTTCTTTAGAGGGAAGTCCAAGAAAGTTCCGAAACGATGTCGAGTTCGGCGTTGCCTATGGACAGAAGATCGCTCGTACTTTAGGTGATTACTTCCCGAACTTTGGTCAGTTCTCTGTTCAGCAGGGAGAGACCATTCGCGATGAAGCCGGGAATCCACAACCGACCTTCTCGATCATCGACACCGAAGGTAAGCGTTACGGCCAGCCGCTTAGAACTTTCGAGCAAGCGAATGCCACTGCCTTTAGTTTAAACAAAGAGGTTGTCAACCAGAATGTTCGTGGAGCAATCCTCAACTCTCTGGAAACTTCGGGTCAGAACTACGATCCGGAAACGACGCAGAGCCTTTTCAGTTACGGCTATCGCACCCTCAACCCGGATGCGAATAACTTCTCTGCGGTTGCCATCAACGAAGCGGCCAACACGGTCGGCCCTCAGTACGCAGAGGCGTTGAGTTGGCGTCAGGTTGAGAACCTGCCCAAAGCCAAGGACAAGCGTGGTCGTGTCATTGGCTACGAGTACACACCGGAGGGTGGTCAGCCTCGGGTCATCAAGAACCTGACCAAGGCTCAAGAGATCAACAAGATGCGTTCTCAGGAAGGAAAGCCTGAGAGCAACGTCTTTACCCTCGAAGAGACTCGCGGTTCTCTCGGCAATGACTTCTCTCGTTTGACGAGAGACATCCCGATTGACCTTCAGACAACTTCGTTGAGTCAACCGACTCTCGACTTCATCCGCAATTACGATGCAGTCACGGGCCGTCCCATCACGTCGGTCTACAAGAATGCAGCATTGAATGCGATCACGGATCTGCTGCGTTCTAAGAATGTTACCTCTGAGATTGATTCTCCAGAGATCGATGCGCTTGCCAAGAATCTCATTGGCAAAGACTCCATTCGTGGCATGGACTACGGCGAGTCGCGCATGTTCTTCAAGAAACTTGCTGGACTTCCGCGCTTTAACAAAGCGACCAAACTTCCAGTCTTTGAGTTCAAGCCATACAACCGTGAGAACTTTGTTCGTGCCTCGAAGTTCATTCAAGGCGCGAATGCCCGTGGTGTGACCCCGACCGATGATCAGATCATCGAAGCAGCGCGGTTGCCGAAAGATTATCCGAAGGTCGATGAGACGCTTTCGGTACTCAAGCGAGACCTTTCCAAGCAAGGCGTCAAGGTAGAACCGAAGCCGGTTCTAGCATTGCCCGCTCCTCCGGGTGGTGTAGGCAATCTTGTCCCCATCCGCAAGGCACTGCGTCAGTCCCTGCGCGGTTATGGACTCAACGACATTGGACTCAACATTGAACGAAACCTGATCCAGCCGACTGGAGAGATTGCAGGCGAGGAGACCGAAGCCTTCTTCGATCCGCGCCTAAAGCAGATCTTCCTCGCAGTGGATCGCGTAGATCCCGATGGCTCGCTGACACCAGAGCAGCGTTTAAATGCTCTTAATCAGGTGATGGGTCACGAGGTGATCCATGCTGCCCGTCTTCTGGACCTGTGGAAACAGGACGAGTGGTCGAACCTTGAGAACGCCATCACCAAGGTCAAGAAACCGGGTACTAATCAGACCTACTTCGACATCGCCAAGACCAACTACTCAGATCGTAGTGGGGTGATCCAGATCGAAGAGGCGGTCGCGGATATGTTCCGTGACTACACCGCCAAGCAACTGAAGGTATCAGGCCGTCCACGGAACCTTCTGGAGAGAATGGCGCAGTTCTTCCAAAGACTACGCTCTGCCCTCACCGGAACTGGGTTCCAGACCTACGGAGACATCCTCTCCCGCTTCGAGCGTGGCGAGGTGGGCGCTCGTCAGCGTGGTGAGATCCGCACCCTCCGTGCCACTGAGGCTGCGCTGTCCCGTGCGGGTACGACTCCGGAACGATTAGCGGGCATTCTGGGAGGCGCTGCCCCAGCCCCTGCCGTCGTTACGCCTGCTGCTGCTACCGCTCCTCCTGCGCCGCCTGCGGCCCGTCCAAGGGCTACGGCAGATCTCCCCCCGGAACTTCTTCAGGGTGCAGAGATCATGGAGTCGCGTATTCGTAATCCGCAGATTGATACGCCTGAATTTAAGAGATTCTTTGGCAACAGTAAGGTTGTTGATGCTAATGGTCAGCCTCTTGTTGTTTATCATGGGACTGGCGCTGACATTAAATCCTTCAAGGCAAGTAGATTAGGTGGCGCTCTTGGAACCGGTATTTACTTCACTCCGTCTCCTGAGTTTGCTGGAGAGTACGCAACACGCGAAGGCGGAAACATTGTCCCTGCTTATGTGTCCATCAAAAATCCACTTATCATAGATGGATCTATTTCTGTAGATCCAATGATAGAAGCCTTGGTAAGGCTTGGTGAAAGTGAGAACAAGGCATCTCGTATAGTAGAAAGGGCTTACGATAAAAAAGGTTATATCACCACAGAAGTTAGGAGCAGGGCGCAAGATCAAGGATTTGATGGAATCATCCAGAGTCGCAATGGAAACATTGGCGAAATTGTTGCGTTTAATCCAAATCAAATTAAATCTGCTGTTGGTAACGTCGGCACATTTGAAATTTATAGCCCAAACATTTTGGAATCCCGCCGTCTGCCTCCCCGTATCTCTGTCGAAGGCGAATCGGTTTCGACCACCAATGCCGAAGGCCGTCCCATTTTCCTTGGCGGAGAAGGCGCAGAACAAGTTGGCAGGGCAACCCGAAACACGGAACAGGGTTTAACCAACTTCTGGCGCTGGTTCGGTAAGAGCAAAGCCAAAGACGGACAGGGTCGCCCGCAAGTTTTCTACCACGGAACTGGAGCGATCATTGATCGGTTCCGTCCGAAGCAAGCCGGATCTGTCTTCGTCACCAAGAACCCTACCTTCGCAGAAGAGTTTGCGTTCCTCTCTGACAACTACATGGTCAGCAACTTCCCGGACTTCATGTCAGACCAACAGGTCTTGGATGTGATGAACGAGACGCTGTCCAATCCAGCAGCATTCTCACCGCAACTCTTTGACAAGATGCGCGTCGAGCGTGATCGAATCGCAAGGGACATTGCGAATGGCAAAGCCATCAACGTCAAGTCTCTGGAAGCCATCAAAGAGGTGGCTTCTCAAGGTCGCAGTTCCCGTTATCTCAATGCTATCCAGACTCGCCTGCCTTCCAGTGCGAATCTGATGCCTGTCTATGTCAGGGCAGAGCGTCCTTGGGACTACGACAATAAGGACGATGTCCGCGCTGTCGTTCGTCGAGCAAGACAGAACGGTGCAGATATCACCGCGTCCATGGTCGAGGAGATTGGTCAAGGTAACTGGGAGACTATCGAAGGATCGGATGGCAACGCGCCAATCCTTGATGCGATCCGGGAACTTGGCTACGACTCCATGTACGTCGAAGAGCAGGGTGAGAAGAACCTTGCGGTCTTCAACCCGAATCAGATTAAGTCTGCTGTGGGGAACATGGGTGACTTCGGTCTTGAGACCGATGTGATCCTTGAATCTCGCCGCAGTCCTCTTGCAGATATCGTTACACCTGAAGAGGCCGAAGGCCGCATTCGTCGCCGCCTCGCACGGGAACCCGGTGTCGGTGCGCCCCGTAATGAACGTGTTGAATTGACGGCTCCGGGTAGACCCTCATTCTTGGTTGGAAAGATCACCAACGAAGACTGGTTAAACCGTGTCAATACCCTCATGAGCATGGAGGAAATCAAAGATGCTCGCGGGTGGTATCGACAGTTAGATGAAGCCTTCCGTCCCATCTTCGGTGATGAGACTCCGAAGTACGCACTCGCATGGCTGCTCTCACAGAAACGCGCCAGTCCCACGAAGGGATTCACGGACGTGTTGCGAGCGGCGGACATGGCCGTTGGTAAACCTGAAGTTAAGAAGGCAGGTTTAAACCAGCAGGCACTGATTGATGTCCTGAGCGACAGAGTTCCAGAGGGCGGTGTAGGCGACAAACTCCTCGACTTCCTCGACAGCGAACTTGGGTTGGATACGCGAACGGTGGTTCGTGGTGATGTCCGTGGCAGACAGCCTGCGGCAATCGATGTCTGGGCGCAGCGTGATATCGGCTTTGTCGATCCGACCGTGCAGGAATATATCCGCAAGAACTTTGGTGATGAAGCAGCCAATCGACTTCAGGTAGATAAGACCACCTCAGGAGAATCGCAGTACGAGTACGGCATCGACTTCTACAACGATGTCGCTGAGATGCTCAACAGACAGAACTTTGATGGGGGCGGTTGGACCGCTCGCGAAGTTCAGGCTGTTGGCTGGGTGACGATGCAACGAGCCATGGGCGTCGATGCAGAGTTCGTTCGTGACATCATTGGTGGTAACACGCGCCGTGTTTCTATTGGCTTGGCTCCCGGCGCAAACTCTGTCCTCGCAGACAAACTCGCAGGTAAAGAAATACCCGTCAATGTCGCTCAGAGAGAAATTGATTTCCTCGCAGACCTTGCGGGTATCCGGGTTAAACAGAACGTCGCAGGTGTCGGCGCTTACCTTCAATGGTTAGAAGGCGCGATTCAACTAGATGCGGTCGCGAGTCCTGAAGCCGTCAATGACTTCATGGACATGGTCGGCTACGCCTTCCAGCAGACGGAGATCATCAACACCCGTTCACTTGCTTCGGGCAAGAACATGGCGATTGACATTCTCTCGCCTAACCTTGACTCCGTTGATAACGCGACGAAGTTCTTCTCCAAGTTCCTTGAGTTCGCACCAAAGAATAAAGAAGGTGATCCGATTGCTCCGGGCTTCCAGCAAATCCTTATCGATGGGATGCCGGGTATTCGTCTTTTAAACTTTGCGGGCAACTGGCGCAGGAACGAAGTTGAAAAAATTATTAGCGCAGCAAATAAAGCGGCGGATGAAACCGGAGTAAAGCCTGACCGTTCCATAGTTAGTCAGGTTGTGCTATCCTCTACAAAGAACGATTGGAAGGAGAACAGAAATGGAGAAGCGTTTCTCGGCTCATTACGCGACAGAGGAAGACTACAAGAAGTTGAACTTCTACAGCGTCGGTACCCTCCATCGCGCATCGACCTTGCCGGTGACGGCAGCATCGTCTGGCAAGGACAAGAAGGACAGCAAGGCGCAGCAAAAACCGCCGCAGAAGTAACGCCTATTGAAAGACCGCAAGCGCAACTCGACCAAGCGGTTGAGAATGCGAGGGCGGATATCGAATCTACGCCAGCACTTGCGGTTCCGCTTTACAACTTAGCGGCGTCACCTGATGCGCTCTATGTCGCACAGAATCCGGAGCAAGGTCTGAAACTGACCCCGGATGATGAAGTGCGTTACTCGCGCAAGAACCAGCCGAACTACAAAAACCCGAACATCAAGACGATTCTGGATCAGGTTGTTCCCGATCCTCCGAATCAAGATCCTGCCAAGACAGTGATCAACTCCATGAAGATGTCCCCGTTCCGGGACACCGTGGATAAGATTCGTCAGGAGTCGATCTTTAACTTCTCACGTCTGGAGTTCTATAACCAGAACCATCCTTCGTTAATGCATAACACTGCGGCAGTCAGTTCACTGGCAGCGGCAGAGTTTGCAGATCGAAGCAAGGCGATCTTCGCAGCGGCGATCACTGAAGGCGTTCCGGTCTATGTCGATGGCGGATTCCGTGTCGATCCGTTCGTCCATAACGGCAGGCAGTACAAGGGACTCTTGGATGTCCTCGCCCCGCTCTACAACAATCCCTACAACGCCAGCCTTGAAAAACTGGCTCAGGCGTATGCGGTTGCCAAGCGCGGAGAGCGTTTAAGCAAGGAAGGAAAAGCCGTACCTGCTGATGCCAAGTTCCTGCAAGAGATTGAGCAGGAGGCGAATCAGTACATCAACCCGAATACCGGTCAGCCCATCATCAGGGAATGGTATGACGCATGGCAGGCGTACAACGCCAACACCATCAAGTTCCTGCGCGATACGGGAATGATCGACGATGCGGGTGCAACCAAGTGGCTGAGTCAGTCCGACTATTTCCCCTTCTATCGAACGGATAAGACCGGTAAGGACATCTCTGACCCAAGTGTATTCGGCGGTAACCTCACCACCGCATCGACCCTCAAAGCCTTGAGAGGCAGTGAGGAGGGGATCAACGTCCCGCTCATGGAGGCGATTCTCTCCAACCTCGATGCGGCGATTGCGATGGGCATGAAGAACGTCGCCCAGCAGCGCATCGTCAGGGACATGGTCAACATTGGAATGGGTCGGTTTAAACAACCCGGAGAGAATGTCGAAGGGAAACCGACCGTCAATCTCAAGGTCAACGGCAAGCGCGTCACTGCATTCATCGACGATCCGCTGATCTTCGAATCCATGCAGGCGATCCCAGATGTCAATCTGGATGGGCTACTGGGGAATCTATTTAGGGTTCCGGCGACTGTATTGCGAGAACTCATTGTCCGTGAACCGGGTTACCTCATCGCGAACATGGCCCGCGATACCGTCTCTGTTCTCCTCACAAGCGGAGCGAATATCATCCCTGCGGTAGATACTGCACGGAACTTCAATCGCGGTCTGGATAACCTTACCCGCTTTGGTGTGGTAGGCGGATATGACTTCGCCCGTGATCCGCAGGATGTGGTCAAGTTCCTCTCAGACGAGGCTCGTAAGAGAGGGCATGAGATCCCTGTCCGCGAAGAGACGAAGTGGGATGAGGTCGTTAATTCGAACTATGTCCGTCCACTTAAAGGCGCATGGGATTTCCTTGGAACAATCTCCGATAAGGCAGAAGCCTCGACCCGCAATGCGGTCTATGAGGACACGCTCAAGAGAACAGGCGACTGGGTAGAAGCCGCCTATCAGGCGCTGTCTGTCATCAACTACGGACGGCGTGGACGGAACCCGCAGTTGAGACTCGTCACCGCAACGGTGCCGTTCTTGAATGCGCGTATCCAAGGTCTCGACAAGTTGTATCAGGCGGCGACCGGAACTTCTGGTGTAACGAGAGACCGTCGTAAGAACATCCAGAGATTCGTTGTTCGCGCAGGACTCATGGTCGGATTGACTGGCTTGTACTACGCCATGATCTCTGACGATGAGTTATATGAGAACGAGAATCAGGAAGTGAAGGACAACTACTACTTGATCCCGATCAAGAAGGCAGACCTTGCCAATAAAGAACCGGGCTTTGCCGTAAAGATTCCGATTCCCTTCGAAGTGGGTATCCTCTTCAAGACAATCCCGGAACGTATCCTCGACATGTCCTATGGAGACACTACGTCGAAGGATCTGCGCGATTCACTTCTCCGCGCAACGACCAGCACTTTGGCGTTTAACCCTGTTCCGCAGGCGATCTTGCCGATCCTTGAGACGGTCGCGAACTACGACACCTTCACGGGAAGGCCCATCGTCCCACAGTACATGCAGGATCGAGATGCGATTGCTCAAGCGCGATTCGGTACGAACGAACTCGCTCGTCGCGTAGGCGAAGCGACCGGTATCTCACCGCTGAAACTGGATCACTTGATGAATGGTTACCTTGGTAGCCTTGGAACCTATACCCTCGATGTCGCAGATACATTGCTTCGCGATAACGACATGCAGTATCCGCAGAGGAAGTGGTTTGAGTATCCGTTCGTGCGACGGTTCTTCACGACCGCAAACCGACCGGGATTGCAGGAACAGTTCTATGAACTGGATCGGAATATCAATGGTATTGTCGGAAGCATCAACGCCCTGAAGGATCAGGGTCGCGTCGATGAACTTCAGGCTTACATGCTTGAGAACGAGAACATTCTTCAACTCAAGAGCGGCGTGAATGTCCTCGATAAGTTGATGAAGAGATATCGTGACCAGAAGGATGTCATCCTCCGCATGGATATTGATCCGGCTGAGAAGAGAAGGATCATCGATGAACTCGACCGGAACATGAATCTCCAGTTGAAGATCATGCCGCAACTGAGGAGACTGGCCTACGATGAGCAGAGACAAGCAGGCTAGTCAATACCTCGGCAAGGTTAAACAGTTGGAGTGTGTCCTCTGTTCCTTGCTGGGCCAGCCCCAGACCTCTGTCACAGAAGCCCATCACATCCGTACCGGTCATGGACTGGGCGACCGGGCGAGTGATTACCTGACCGTCGCACTCTGTGTGGATTGCCACCGGGGAACTCATGGGTTCCACGGAACCAAGGCTCTGATGAAGATTGCCAAGTTATCCGAACTGGATCTGTTGGCTGAGACCGTCCGTCTGTTGGACGAAAAAAGAGGGGAGTCAAATCTGACCCCCCTCAAGGGTATTACACCGACTGACAGCAAACAGGAGAACGCTGTCTAGCGCGAGGGTATCAGTCCAGTTCTGTCCATTCAACACCTCTCTCCGACCCGAAGTGGTAGATCAGTTCGATCAGGTCTGAGATTTCTTCCTTGGACATACCTGAGGTGGGTTCCCCCAGAAAGACCATCCCCCCATCGATACCCGGAACCATTCGCTGCTTGCGTAGTGCCGCAGTGAAGATCCATTTCCAATCGTTCTTGGAAAGTTTTTGGTCGTACCATTCAACTTGCTTGGAGATATCACTGAGTAGCGCCCACATCAGGGAGTTCTGACCCAGACTCCTCCGGTTGTTCTTGATGATCCGACCAATGATCTCTTCGAGTTCAGGGTTCATAGGTGTTTAAATGCTCTACGCTAACGAGCCGTGTATCAGGATCGTAGTCAGACTGAGTTCCGACAGCCCATGCTTCGTCGTAGTGCATCCATCCATAGATCTCAACGCTACGAATCTCGGGCATGACAGGCTTGGCAACGAATAGGACCAGTCCTTTCCCGACCTGTTTCTTCCTCACCGCTGCGGTATCCCTTGTACGGATGCGCCTCACTTCGATGTTCGTCCCGACATCGGGGATATCTTTGTACTGGTTGTGATCCCTGTAGTCCCAGACATGTCCTGACCAGTAGCGGTTGGTGTGTTTGGCTACCGCCAGTTCCGCAGCGCAGGCCGCAACCTGTGCCGTCCTATCATCTTCCATCCTGTCGCGGTGATAGTGCTTGGCATCTGGTCTAAACCAGTTCGCAGCAAACCTTCTCGCACCCACATGACAGACCCATTCATACTCCCAAGGGAGCAGATTCACCACTGGGTTCATGGGGTAAATGTTTCGAGAATCATGACTTCCACTACGTTCGCTGTCGGCAGGGCATAGAGCCTACGTCCAGCAGGCCCGTTGACTTGAACAACGGAGTACTTGATCTTTTCTTTCTGCGCCAAGAACTGCGCTTCTTCGATGGCGTAATCCACTTCGGTAAATGATGAGTCGTTCTCAAAGTTCATATCTTTCTCCTGCGTGTTTTCTTTCTCTTCAATTCCGCAACCTCTGCTCGCAGGTTACGGATTTCATCGGCACATCGTTTAAATAGTTCGCTCACCACAATGAACTCTAGTTCCGTGGTGATGGCATTGACATCGTCAGCGGCATCCTCAACCCATGAGAGGACTTCGAGGATGTCTTCTCTCTGCCAGTTCATTTGTCCATGCCAAGTGATTTCGCCCAGTACTTATTCTGGAGGGCGAGTTCTTCTTTCATGCTTTCGATCAGTTGATCTCTCTCTGCTATTTCCTTTAAGTACTCAAAGATCCTAGCCCTGAGTTCTTTAATCTCTCTCTGGTATTCGCTTGTAGTATGGGACATGGCATCCCATTCCCTGTCCCAATCATCATAGAACTCATCCTGCCTTGTCTTCATTGCCAAACTCCCGCTTGGTTTCTTCTCTAACCAACCACATCAGTTTTGCAATCAACATCTGTTCAGTACGATCTTGAGGACGCTTGAGATCGAAATCCTCAGCCATCCCCTTGATGATCTTCCAGTCCACGAACTCCAAGTTCCCGGCCTCACCGATCTTGCACCAGACCTTCTCCTCAGTCTTTGCCGAAGGGATGTCTAAGTAAGAAACATCTTCTTCATTCACGTCACTCATGGGTAATCCTCTTTGCGTGTTCGATCCATTCATCACCGTACTCGACTTGCATGTAGTCCTTGAACCAAGGACCGCCGCGAGTGAAGTGGACAGCGATGGGATCTTCGCAGTCCTGTTTGGTATGCCAACCCTCAAGGTAGTTGTAGGTCATCGGCAGTGAGCCAATGTGCTTGTTCTCTAACCATTGAAAGCGGTGGAGGTAGAGTCCTGTCTGTCTATTCACCACATCGGGAGTCAATGCTTGGACAGAAGGATGCTCACAGTTGATGAGCATGAACGAACTCCAGTTCTTGCGGGTGTACTGGGTCTGTACCTTCCCATCCATCTTGATCTTCTCAGGCGGGTTGTACTCATGCTTCACCACCATCACCGCCTTCTCAGGGTCCATGTAATCACGCAGACCTGAGATGTCTTTTCGGAAGAAGAAATCGCAATCACAGAAGAGAACCCAGCCCTTGTATCCGGCCAAGTGCGGGGTCAGGAAGCGTGTAAACGAGAACTCGGTCGATGCGAGCGGGTCATGATCTCTCCAATACAAATTACGCTCGCGCATTTCCTGTTGTTTAATCGGCCAGACATCAATGGGAATCTTGCTGTGCTTGCGGATTGAACTCTCGCAAACACGGAAGGCAATATCTTCCCGGCTGTCATATCCAATAAAGACTCTCATTTATCTCCCCTCGCACGGATGGCGGCGGCGATACGGTCACACACCATTATTGTTCCGGGGCTTCCTGCTAGTTTTGACTCATGATCTGCAATCGCAGCACACGCCTCCCGCTCACCAGCAGCAACGATGTTGGCAAACTGCTCTAGTTCTTCCGGCGTAGAGGGCATTATCAGTTCAGGCATGACCTCTGCGGCCATGCGAAAAAGATTGTAGTGGGTCATGGCTGCTTCTCCGTGACTTCGCACACGCCGATCTCTATAATTTTTTCCAAACAGCATCTCATACAAAACCGCTGCGTAATGCCGTCAATGACATTGCTGACAATGATCGCGCCAACCACGGTGCCGTGAACTGGGCAGTCGTACTCTGGCTGTTTGATAATCAACCTGTCGTAGTGCGGGTCTTTAATTTGAAACTCGTTTAGGTCGCTCATAACTTCCTCAAGATCCAATCATCGATCACTCGTCCCACCACCCGGTACTGCAACTCCCTCATCAGGAATCGCACTGCCGCATGTTTGCCTTGTTCAGGAACAACGTATCGATCCTTCTGTTCAACGATCACCACCGGATCATTGTTCTTGAAGGTATCGAATCCGCCTTTCACCACTTCCAACTCGTAACCCTCGACATCGATCTTCACGAAGTCCACATCGGTCAACTGAAAATGATCAAGGGGTAGCATGGGGATATCGCCTGTAGCGCCACGCGCCACATGGGTCGAGCCGGTGTTGTCAGGTTCGATCACGATCTTCACGGAACCTTCCTTCTCCCCCAGTGCATAGCGGTGAATGGTCTTCACCTTCGGCGCATTCTGTGCGAGTAACTTTGCGAAATCCTCGCAGGGTTCAAAGGCGATGACGGTATCGAACTTCTCAGTGAGACCTCTCGCCCAGAGTCCGACATGCGCCCCGATATCCACCGCTGTACGGAACTTCGTGCAGTGTTTAACCGACTCGCGCTGGTGGGCAGGCTGGTATGTACCTGCATTGATGGCTTCGAAGTACTGACCGATATGGTTCTCTTCATCGGGCAACCACCAACCTTGGACTTGTTTCATTTGAGCATCTCCGACTTGCGGCTTCCTTTGTAGTGAATGATCTTCGGGTTCCGTCCAGAGAGTTCTTCTGGAAGACAGGCGTAGTCCGCTTCAGACAGTACGCCGTAGTCGCCCTGACTTGAAGTCTGCTTCCAGATCCTCATGCATTCCTGATCGCCGTACCATCTGCGGTACTTGGGATCGATGTGATCCATGATGAATAAAAGATCTGCCCAGAAGAGGTAGTCTTTGGTTACCGTCGCACAAGCAAGGTACGGATAGACATCATGCATCCTCTTTCCCTTATGCTCTGAGAAGTCGATCCCTTTCATCTGCGTATTGAAATAAAGATCTCGACCAAAGGATCTTTCGCAGAGCAGAACCTTTCTGTTCCCCAATAGTTTCTTAGGGTCAATGGCTTCTTGGACAATCATGTCATCGTCCAAGTACATGGCCGGTTTGTCTAAACGTAGTTCGGCATAGATCTGGAGTCGGTACTCCATCCAGTTGTCGGTGTCGAGTGTCAACTCAAATCGACGGGTAACGCCTTCAATGTCAGGCGTGTGTCGATCCGTACACATGATGATCTCCGCATTGGGATTCGATGCGCGGAGCGAAGCGACGAACTTCTTGGTGTAAGCAATCTGCTCCTCTGTCCCTGTCCGAAAGAACACGAACGTCGAGACAGGACTCTCAGCAGAGAGGTGTGCTTTAACGTCTTCCGTTAAGGCTGCGATCTGCGGGGTCCACGGGGCGATGGCGTTGTCTCTGGGGTAGGTGGTGACAGAGGGATACCAGAGGTTCTGGTTCCCCACACAACTGTTCCAGTACCAGAGTTTGTTGGAATCCAAGAGGAAGGTCTTGGCTCCGACCGCCCCTGCCAGATGCCCGGTCGCGTTGCTGACGGTAACGACTGCATCGCAGGCGGTGATGAGCGAGGCGAGTCCATCCAAGTCTTGGGTGTTATCGATATCCAGAACCTGTTCGATCCGAATGCCATGCGTCTTCTCCAGTTCGTACATCTCAGCGTAGTGGTCCCCGTATTGGAGGGTCACGAAGCGGACGTTCGGGATCTGGAATAGGGGCAGGAAGTCCGTCAGAGGGGCCGACTTATGGTTACCGATTCTGGGTGCGCCTGAGGCCCAAGAGATGCCGACCAACTTCTCCCCCGGCTTGAGGTTAAAGTCCGCCCTAATGGCACTAGCGCGGGCGTAATCGGGTATCAGATAGGGGTCCGCCCGTAACCTTGGGATATCCGACATCTCCGGAACCAGTTCCTTGGCAATGCTCCCCATCGGGATCTGCGAATCAATCTCCCAGACCCGTGCGTTCTGAGGTACGAACTGGATATCTGAGAACGATCGTTTAAACAACGGCATCAGTCGAGCATCGACCATGACCGTCAGTTCCGGGACATGAGTCTTGAGGTGTCGAAGGAGAGAGCAGTAGAGGATCTGATCCCCCACCCCTTGCTCCGACCACACCAAGAGATCTTTGTAAGCCCTGTGGGGTCTCCACTGCGGCTTGTTGGTCTTGAGGCGTGGGCTGTCGAACTTCTTCGATTGCCATCGAAGATCGAAGGTCTCCCAACCTTTGGCGAAGTTTTGCTTCTGAAGGTTCATGAGAGCCATCGTCCATGGGATATCCATGTTCGTCGGGTCCATGGACTGGGCTTTCTCGAAGTCTTCAGTTGCCAGATCCCACCGCTTCATCTCCCAGTGACTGCGTCCCCTTTGGATGATGGCTTGGACCATGGCGTTATGGAGTTCAACGATCTTGTCGAACTCCTTGATGGCCTCGTCGAACTTGTCTTCGTTCGAGAGGTTGACGCCGATCTGCAAAGTCTTGATGAGTTCGTCTTTCACCAGTAGTCCCTATTTCTAGATCCGCCCCCACCCCGACTGGATCTCCAGTTCGGGGGAGGGACACATCTCCAATCCCAGTCGCGTATCTGTTTCCAGTGAAGGTACAGATCACGCAACCACCTGATCATCACGCCCTCTCCAGAGCCTTGATGATGGTCTTGAGAGCGGCGATGAGATCAGAGACGTTGCTTTTCTTAACGGCTCCGACTCGTTTAACCGCCTTTCGAGGGACGTTCTTTCCGCGATAGGCACGACTGACGATGTAGACCAACTGCTGAGAGACCTTCAACTTCTTGACGATCTCGCCATTGGGTACGCCTTTATCGATCAGGTCGCGGATCTGTTGGGACTTGTTTACCTTTTTCATATTGATCTCCTGTTAGAACGGAACTTCTGCTTCATCTTTCTTCTTGTAGTCGGTATAGATCTGGGCGGCGACGGACATGAACTCATTCCCTGCCTTCGACTTTTTCTTCCAGACAGAGAGAGACATCTTCGCCTCTTCACCAGCCTTCGCCTTCTCGACCAACTCCTTGAGGAGAGCCTTGCTCAGAGTCAGTTCCCCACGGAAGTCGGGTTGATTCTGCGAAGTCTTCCTGTTGTTGATGAAGAGTGCGCCTTGTGTGATGTCACGGTTCTGATACTCAGCCATTGCTGTTTCCTCCTAGTTTGGCCTTCAGTTCGGTGAAACCCTTCTTGAGGGATTCATATTGCTTCGGATAGTTACTGTCCAAGATGTCGATGAGTTGCTTGTTCTCCTTCCAGAATGAAACGAGTCCTGCCTCATCCGTACAGAACTTGTTCGCGAACTCCATGAGTTTGCCAACCACTTCAGCGGCACCCTCTTCGGTCGGGATATCGTTCGGACCTTTCTTCGTCGGAACTTTCTTCTTCTCCTTCGGGGGCGGCTCACTGAGTGCAGCGATTTCATCGTTGCTCAGGACGGGAGCGGAATCAGGTTCCGTCGAGACCACATCCTCACCGGCATAGATGTAATGCCCGAGTCCAAACATGGCGAGGCACTTCACCAAGCAGCGCATCTTCGTGTCGCTGATCTTCCGCGCATCGGGATTCTTGATGGCGTTGTTGCGGTGATCCATGACCGGGAGCCACATCGTTCGATGGCACTGACCGATCATGATGGCGCAGTGAACCGTCACCGTCCCATCAGGATGCAACTCAGAGGGTGCAAACGAATAGTCAGCCTGCGGGTATTGCTGCATGAGAACACCCCATGCCCATGCCCAACTGAGATAGGACAACCCGTTCTTCTTTTCAACATGCTTTGAGACATCGATCTTGGACAGGGTCGTCCAGATCTCTGCATAAGTCGGACCAGATACTTCAGTCATACAATCTCCTGTTGGTATGTAACGAGTTTACAAGTTATTTGTTAAAGGTCAAGGATTGAATCGTCGGGTTTGATGGATTCGTCCAAGTATTTTTTATACTGAGAACACCATGCGTTTACACGGCACCAGTTAGCCGTGCAACGACCGGGATCTCCTCGACGGAACTCAATCTCTTGACCATCCAATAGCGCAGACTTTGCTTCGCTCTCGTTGGTATAAAGTTTGATCGCTCTCTTGTTACCCTTTTTCTTGACAGCCCAGATCGAAGGCTTCTCCCATCGCTCTTCCTTTGAACACTCAGGAAGTTCCGCGCCTGTGAGTCTCTGGAACTCAGCGGATTGGTGAAGGGTGACACGACTCTCAAGGTAACGGTCCTGTTCGGACTCATCCCACATCGGGATATCGATCTCGACAATGGGAGCCTTCGGGTAGTCCTGCTTTTCCTCTGCATCCCTACGGTTCCAGTCGCGGAGGATGGCAATGACCTTCAGAGCCTTGACCTTCTGCCCCTTCGAGCGACGGACGAGTGAGGCATAGCAGTTCAACTGCGTTTCCCATTCGTCCTTGCCGAGGATCACAGACCAGACAGAGGTGGTCTTGTAGTCGATGACGGTGATGCCATCGTCTTCGATTCTCTGTACGTCAATGGCCCCAGAGATCACCCATCCTTCGATCTCCGTGAAGAGACGCTCTTCGGTGATGTGCTTATCATCCCCGGTCTCTTCAAACATCTTGTGTGCGGCACTACCCAGAACCGCCCACATCTTATCGCTCACATCCTCTTCCATATTCTCCCAGTTTTCCTGACGGAGAATGCGGACACGGGGTGAGTCGATGAGTTGAGTGATGCTGCGATTGCTTTCTCCCTTGCTGTATTCGCTACGGGTCAAAGCCCTCACAACGGTGTCGGGTAATCCATGCTTGTTTGTAAGTTTCATGTGTTCTCCTGTTAGACGCGCCAGACTCTCAGTCCTTTCTTGTCTTTGCTTGAACTGAACTTGAACTTCGGATTCTTTTGAGTGAATCTGTTGAGCCTGACTCGAAGTGAATGAAGGATGCGAGACAACTCGACATCATCTGCATCGATCTCAATGACAAAACTATCACCGACATTCATCTCCGCGAGTGGTAATGGCCCGATCCTAAATCGCTTTGCGATTCGATCAGGCAGTGGAACATTTCGATCTATCTTCATGAGTTCCTCCAATTGAAACAGGTGACTATGTGAACATATCAACAGATAACAAGTCAACAGACTTACCGATTGTTTCGTTTATTGTTTTAGGTGAACCTGCGAGTAAGGCAAACAGCAGGCAACTAGTGCATTTAAACGGACGACCTGCGTTCATCAAGTCCGCGAAGGCTCGTGCGTACTTGAAAGACTTTCAGTGGCAGTGTCCGAAGTTGAATCCGCTGATATCAGGAGACGTTGCCGTACATCTACGGATCTTCTACGCATCACGCAGACCTGATCTCGATGAGTCAGTGATACTCGATGCGATGCAAGGGAACATTTACGAGAACGATAGACAGGTGAAAGAGAAGCATGTCTATCACGGTCTCGACAAAGAGAATCCGCGTTCAGAAATTAAGGTGTTCAGACTGTCCGAAACGTCCGAAACGTAACGATTCGTACTTCGGACTCTGTTGAAATAAAAAAGCCCCTAAAGATTTCTCTCTAAGGGCTTGACCGTCAGGTTAGGGGGACGGTAGTCTTGAGTTGCGACACAAAAGACACGGGACGAATCCTATCTGGATTCTCTTGGGTTCACAACCCTACTTCCCCGTGTCTTGGGTCGCCGGTCAGGCGAGCCGTAAGTGAGTGCAGGGGGAACATCCTGCCCGCCCCAAAGTGCCTGAGTAAATCCATGCTCTGTCTGCCCCTGACAACATGGTGGGTGGCTACACGGCCAAACCGGTCTGGACTTGTGCAAGTAAGGCATGGAGTAATCCCCCTGAAAGCAGTTCCAGAGTCATGCTGAGATGCATGGCGCACTGAGTACGGCGCGGCGGGTAGACCCGGCCACCCGGAAAAGGGGCGAGTTATTTAAACAGGAAACGATATGACACCAGAAGAAATCATCGTCAATCAGGTTGAAACAGGACGAATCCCATGCCCACACTGCTCCCCTTCCAGAAAGAAATCCTATGAGAAAACCATGGGGGTCACCGTCGAATCAGATCGGGTGGTCTACCAATGCTTTCACTGCGGGATCAGCGGAGCGGTCAGGAAAGAGAAGTTCATGAAACAAATACAGCACCAAGTCCAAGCCAAAGCCCCTCCCAAACCCGTCGATCCACCGACAGAACACATCCTAGAAATCGTCACCGACTTCCTCACCAGACGGGGCATCGACCCCAGTATTGCCACCCAGTTTCCACTCGTCGGTTCCAACAAGTACTTCGCAGAGATCGGGGTCCAACCCTGCATCGGCTTTGTCTACGGCGATCCGAAGCATCCCGAAGCGATCAAGTGGCGAAGCACAGGCGAGAAAGAATTCACGCAGCAAGGTTCTGCCAGATCGTTCTTCGGTTTAAACCAGTTACCGAAAGACCTGACGGATCTTGTCATCTGCGAAGGGGAGATGGATGTCCTCGCACTTGCCGCTGCGGGTATCCCTGCGGTCTCTGTCCCGAACGGCGCACCCGCGAAGGTCTCAGATGGCAAGGTCGATCCGAAGATGGACGGGAAGTTCTCGTATGTCTGGGAGGCGAGACAACTCATCGACTCTGTCCAGAGGGTGGTGTTCTTTCCGGACAATGACGAGCCGGGTCAAGCACTCGTCGAGGAACTGGCGCGTCGTATCGGACGGGCGAAGTGTTGGTTGGCCTCGCTCCCTGCCAAGGATGCGAACGAGACCCTCCAGAAGTATGGCCCTGAGGCTTTACGAGAGGCGTTCTCAGCCGCTAAACCCCTCCCCCTCGAAGGCGTCTACCTCCCAGAGGATTTCGAGTCTCAGATCGTCTCCCTCTACGAGAGCGGGGTAGTCAAGGGTGCAAGCACGGGCCTCGCCACACTCGACCCCCTCTACACGATCCTCCCCGGCCAGTTGTCGGTGGTGACGGGACTCCCCGGTTCCGGTAAGAGCGAACTGATCGACCAGATATGTATCAATATCGCCATGCAAAAGGGATGGCGATTCGCGGTCGCGTCCTTCGAGAACCCACCCCACATGCACATCGCGAAGTTGGCGGAGAAGGTGATCGGAAAGCCCTTCTTCGGGGACGATAGGATGTCGAGCGATGAGAGGGACTACGCACTCGCCTTTCTCAACCAGCATTTCGTATTCCTCCAGAGCCATGACGGTGCGCCCTGCACGGTTCAGTCCATCATCGACAGAACCAAGCAAGCGGTCATGAGAATGGGCGTTCGAGGTCTCATCATCGACCCCTACAACTACCTCGAAATGTCGGGCGAGTCAGAGCATCAAGCGATCAGCAAGATGCTGACCGATATCGTCCTATTCTGTAAGTCGCATGAACTCCATGCATGGTTCGTCGCTCACCCTGCCAAGCACATCCCAGATGATGGGGTTCCGAAGGGGCAGCACATCTCTGGCAGTGCGGCGTGGTTCGCGAAGGCAGACATGGGCGTGACCGTAGGTCGCGTCGGGAACCAGACCAAGGTGCATGTCTGGAAGAGCCGGTTTAAATGGGTCGGCGCGATTGGTGATGTCGAACTGAACTATGACCTACCGACCGGGCGTTACTCAGATCGGGCGATCACCCACACCCACGAACAATGGCCGGAACTATAAACAAAAAAACCCCGACACCCTGTGACAGGTGCCGGGGTCTCTTTTCAGCAGCGGTACTGCACAATCAGGGGGTCTGATCACCGCCGCATCAAGATCATTATCTGCTCACTTGAATCGACAGAGGGCAGAGTTCCGTCGAGCGAATGGTCTTCGTGTATTCGTTGCCTAAGTAATCATACACGCACTGCTTGGTCATGCCCGTGACCCGTTCGTACTTGAGGTAGGCCGTACCTGCGAAAGCACTTGCACTCACCAATGCTGCCATCAAAACAATCCACTTCTTCATGCTAGTTCTCCTTTGGTAAAACACTCAGCCCAGACAATGCATTCTTCACGGGAACCTTTCCAGTATTTAAACAGTTCCCCTTGGGTGAATGCGACCCATCGATCTTTCCAGATGCGACCGGGGCAGGGAAACACCCAGACCATGGGGTTCCCGCCCGAATCTTTGAACGTCAGTGCCTCGCCATCTTCTGGCCCGACAGTTTCTCCATCATGATTCGAGATACATAAGCCGCGACTGACGCGCATTCTGCTGCCTCCTCTGGATCATCCAGTTCCATGGCGTGACGAGCCAAGTGAGCGGTGAACTCAGCGATCAAAGCAATCGCATTCACGTCCTTGAACTCCATGCGTTCGATGTTCTCTGGCTTGATATCGAAGGCGAGTCCACCGTGAATGGTGACTGCCTCAATCGCGCATGAGAGATCGATGTTTTCTTTGTGATACCAAGACTCGGGATAGATCTCCCCGTCCACCGGATTTAAGAACATGCGTTCCATGTTTAAACTCCTAGAACATATCGGCAGTGAGGTGATCATCATCTTCGGGATGCTCACGTTCCCACTTGCCGGGATTGATGGTGCGTTGGATGTCATCCAATCGTGCGTTGATCTGTGCCTGCCCCAGAAGGATCTTCTGGAGTAGGAAGTTGATGCCGCGCAGTTCTTGGTTAGTGGCCGCACCTTGTGTTGCTAATTGGATCTGATGTTCCAAATCAGCGTTTCTATCCAAGGCGATTTGATATTTGATCATTTCGATATCAGCCTCGTTCATTGCGACGCGCCTCCAGTTTAGCGTTCTGTAGTTCAAAGAACTTGCGGGTGATGTCATCCGCGAGTTGGTTTGTTTTGACAGTGTGTTGATGTCGAATCGTTTCGAATCGATTCACTTCCTTCTCCAGTTCAGATCGAAGGAATCGATACTCACGATCCAACTGCTCGACGATAGGGTCAATCACTTGTTCCATGTCGCGATCCTCCAAGCAATGAAAAGAAAAACACAGCCGACCATTATGCGAGGGAGCATGAACCAAAAGAATTCGGAAGTCATACTCGACCCCCAAGTTCGCGCTCGATCTCGCGCTGCACGTCGCGCACCTCACGCGCAGTCAATGCGACAGCAATATCATCTGCCAGTTTGACTGCCATGTCTGTCTGCTCTTCTGTCGGTGCGGTGATCGCGAGGATCAGCGCAGCCTTGAGCATGTCGCGAGGTGTAGGCTCGTCGCGGTTGAGTTGATGCTCGTATGCCCAGTGACCGTTGTCCAAGTCATAGACCGGCTCACCGTTCTTCTCGCCTAGATCAATGATCTTCGCAGGGGCAGGGGCATTGCGTCCCCAACCGCCACGCCACATCACTTGATCACCGATATTGAATTGGTAGTTCATGCTGCACCTGCCATCACGCGACTGACGATTGCCTCGACCTCACCGGCCTCACGGTTCATGCCAATGGCATCCAAGTGTGATGCCAGTGCAAGTCCCATCGCGATTGCTATGTCCGCAGACTCAGCCTTTCGCTTGGCGCGAAGACCTTCGAGCAGCGATACCTTGTCGCTGGCTGTCATTGTTTCGATGTCCATTTTCGTTCTCCTGTTGTCGATGATTAGAAGTTTATTTGATTGCAAGTTATTTGTCAAAGGATTAGGCGGCAGATGCCGCCCTTTCCCAAAGTTGGTTGACCTCAGCGATAGCGTTGTCGCGATTGCTGTAGGTCACCCGGTCGGTGCCGATTGCCTTGATGTTCATGTCGCTATCTTTCAGCACATCATCGAAGTGTCCGCATCGACCGTACCCGCCAATGTATTTCGGGTAGATAAACTCAGTCACCCGAAACATCGCCCGTCGAAGCATCGATGGGTGAGCGAGAGCGAATCCGATCCGATCCATATCCACCGGTTCCTCTGGGCGTTTAACCGTGACGGAGGCGATGATGCGATCCCTGCCATGAGCCGTAACGTGGCAGAAGGCGACGAGTTCGACGCGCTGACCCGCGCCTTGGATCTTGTCGATCAGAGCGATGACTGCCGCACCGCGATTGATGATGTCCTGTGCATTCACCCATGCACTGCACACCACATTTACCGCGATGCGAACGATGGGCTTCGCGTTCGATGCACCATCGTCCTGCGGAACGAACATGTTCTCTGGAACCCCTGCGGCGTAGCCGGGGATGCAGGGGAACGCGCCGACCGGGGCATATTCCCAAGTCGGCCCCGCCTCGAAAGTCACCTTCACACTCGCGGATTCGACGGCCTCAGTGGTCGTGGGGCATCCATGCTCTGCGAGTTCGAGGCAGTGTTCCCATGAGTGGCTGCGGGTAAATTGATAGTCGCGTTCCTCCGACGCGCAAACCCCTTTCCAGTCGGGCAGGACAGGCTTGGTTTTGAGGTCATGCATGAACTCATCCCATGAGTCTGCGTTGTAGTTGTAGTCGGTCATGCTGCGTTGCTCCATTCTTGAAACTGACGGGGCAGAGACTCAGACACCTTGGCGCGGTCGGCTGCGGTCATCGACTTCCAGAGCAGCGACTCCGCAACCTTGTCTCGCGAGAGACCGGCGCTGAGTAACTTGCCGCCCTTGATCGATGCGCGGGGCGAGACGACATGGCGAATCTTGTGGGCGCGAACCGCACGGCGAAACGCCTGTACATATCGCGTCCACTCGTCGTTGGAACTAATCGCGAGTTCCAGTTTCTCGTCGTAGTCCATGGTGACGTACATGAACCGGTCGAGGAACGCTGCATCGAGTTGGTTCCGTCCGACGTACTGGGCATCCGCACCGTTGCCGAAGGTGTTCGCGGCAGCGATCACAACGAAGTCCGCGTGGCGTTTAACCGTGCCATGCGGGAACGCAGCGATCTCGTTGGCGAGGATGGCGTTGAAGGCAAGCAGTGCCTGTGCGGATGAGGCATCGACCTCATCGAACAAGAACACCCCACCGCCGACATACGCACGATAGAGGTCGGTCTCCATGTACTTGCCTTCTGGGTTGATGAAACCCTGCAACTGGTACGCCATGCCGACAGCACCGGTCGAGTAGAAGGGCAAGCCCAGAGCCTCAGCGGCTTGGGTCGCGATGGTGGTCTTGCCCGACCCGGCAGGGCCGACCAAGTACACGTTCTCGCGAACGGAGAGGGCCGCGAGGACATCACCGAAGACCGGGTGACGGTGACCATCGGGGAGGGTGCGAATCTCCGCGCCCTGCTTGATCTCGATGCGAATCGGGCGGTGCTGCTCGACTGCGGCAACCGCAGCAGCGACAGCGTCCTTGCGGATGCCATCGATGGTCGCGGCATCCAGTTCCGCACGGGGAACCGGGGCAGGATCGACCCCGTTCCAGACCGCAAGCAGGACATCGTCCGGTGCATTCGGTGATTTGCCTTGACGCACAGAGTGCATCTTGAGGTAGGCGCGGTCTGAGTCAGACAGCGGCAGCGAGAATGTGCGTTCCATGATCAGCCCTCCACCTTGAGTGAGTCGGTCGCGCTGCAAACCGGGCAAGCCGATGCAGCGTGTAAACGGTTGCCTTGCAGGGCAGAGACACGGGCAGTCCACCCGCAGTCACGGCACCACAACTTGAGCAGTCGCGTCCCCTGCTTCTTGCGGGCGTTGGGGTCAACCTTCGCGTGAGGGTAGTTGCCCAAGACCTTGACGATGCCCTCCAACTTGCCGCGCAACTCGACACCGGGAACCGTCGAGGTCAACGGGCCTTCGAGGCCAATGGCGCGGGAGATACGGGCGAACTCGCCACGATGTCCGCACTGGATACCGGCCCAGACATGGGCGAGTTCATGGGCGAGAACCGCGACCACATCGAGCGGCTTGTCGAGGATCGGGTTGATGAACACCTCGAAGGTGCCATCGGCAGAGATCGACGGGTCGAAGGCTTGGCCCAAGGTGACCTTGCCGGTGCGGCTACCGCGATAGCCAATGGGGAATCCACAGGCGACCCGGTACTTGCGCTGCGACCAGTCGGCAGCGGCGATATTCGCGGAGGGGAACACATCGTGCTGCAAAGCGACGGCAGCGGCGGCGAGGTAGGTTTCACGTTCAGTAAACATGGCAGACTCCTGTTTCGTTGTCGGTATGTTGGCAAGTTTAGACGCTGCACTGTGCAGTCGTCAACCTGTTTTTGTTTAGACGGTCTCGTCAGCACCCGCATCACGGGTGGACGCCTCGCGGCGTTTCGACCTGTTAGGCAGGGCAACCGTTGACCCACCATCGACCCACCACGATGGCCCGTGCGCGGTCTACGAAGTCGGTCACCTGTCTGCCGTTGACCTGTACGAAATAGTCGCTGTCGCCGTCCGGATAAACGACCTCGACGATTTCGACCTTGCCGTGCCAACAGCGCATACGACCGATGATGTTTCCGCAAACCTCGTTGCCCTCGTCGCGACCGGCGCGGTCGAAGCCGTCGAAACGGCTGTTGTCGGGGGCGCTGTCGCGCAAGTGTTCAGCGTATTTGTCGAACATGTTTGCTCTCCGTTGTGTGACTCAGTGCAGCGTCCTCGTCGAGGGCGCTCTACTCAGTCGAAGGTTTCTCCGGTACGTTGGGCATCGTCAGACTTTCGGGCGGCTGCTGTACTTGCAGGTCATTGCCTTCAACCCTACGGCTTCACCGATGCTTTAGGCCGGGTTCCCCCTTCAGGGAACCGCCGGGCTGCTGTCGCACATCCGGCACCAGAACCTTTGTTTTTCACCTAGCGGCTTGGCCTGTCTGGGGGGCCAGTGATGCGTATCCTCCGGATATCGAGGTCACATGTCAACGTCTAAACAGATAATTTTATCAGCCTGTAGGCTAAGTCATTGATAATCGGTCGAATTTAGTTTGCGGTTAAACAGTCGCAAAGGTAGGATTCGGTGAGTCGGTCACGCACTCAACATGCAAAAAGTTAGTCAGTACACTGGAAAACAAGGGTAAAACGCATCATGGCAGGTATGACAGATGAGTACGGGTTAACACCAAAACAGCGCAAATTCGCTGAAAACGTAGTCAATGGCATGTCAATCGCGGATTCGTATCGCAACTCGTATGACGCAGAGAACATGAAACCAGCGTCCGTACAGCGTCGAGCGGCGGAGTTGATGGTGGACGGCAGGGTCAGGGCATGTATGGAGGCGTTGGCGGCGGAGAAGAGGCGGCTGAGTGAGGTAAGCACGGTTTCAGATCGTGACAACCTCA